AGAACTTGGTCAATCTTCCGGGGAAGCGGAGCTTTTTATGTTGGTGGAGCATATCGCAGGATTATTAGACGAATTAGAGGTAGAAGTTAAGAGTATGAGAAACAATGCAGTAAACATAGAATTTTTACAAGAGAGAACAAAAAAACTTACAGAGGATGTAGAAAAATTAATTAGAAATGGAAATGGTCACCAATGATAGAAATTGTATTTGCATTAATACTAGAATTAAACGGAAAGATGATAGAACACGTCTATAAAGATTCTTTAAAAGCGTGCCTTTATTCAAAGCGCGTAGCTAAACAAGAAGTAAATCCAGAGAGAGTAGTCTTCAAATGTAAAAAGGTAGAAGCAGAAACAGAGATCTACCAGGATAGAAAAAGAATTATAAGAATAATTAAGTAATGCAAAAGTCTAATAAACGCAGGAATCCTGTGGCAAAACAATTAAGACATTTCAAACAAAAAGTGATAAAAAATAAAAAAAAATATGACAGGAAAATTTTTCAAATTTCAAGCAGAGGTAGTTAGTGGACATTGTCCAACATGCGAGCAAGATACTATGTTGGTGGGACTAACAAGAGAAATATTTAGATGCATGAGTTGTGGGGCAGATTTAGAACAACATATTAATGGTAAAATAAGTTACATTCCACATCTTACAAGGGATACTCTACAATCTAAGGTTGATGAGTATTTTGGCAATCATGGCGAAGAAAAGTAAGTTTGGCGTAAATACGTATGTAGAACGATCAAAACCTAAGATAGGTAGACACAAAAAACGTATGAATAAATCGGAAAAACGTAACTATAAAAAATATCGAGGTCAGGGCAGATAGGCCTTGACAAATATCTCGTAATATCCTATATAGAAAGAGTAACATAAAGGAGAAAACATGAACGCAATACAGAGCGTGGGCGTAATACAAGAAACCCGAAACTATGGTCTATTTGACTTCGTTAAGGGCAATCGTGATATTAATCGTTCACATGTTAATCGTTTAAAAGATAAAATTAAGAGAAGGGATTTAAAAGAAATTCCAATACTTGTTTTATCTAAAAACAAAAAAGGTAAGTACCCTATCTTTGATGGGCAACACCGATTCGCTGCAAGAAGTGAATTGAATAAACCAATTCGTTTCATTGTAACGGAAAAACTCAAGGCTGATGATATTAGTATAGCAAATACTGATAATTCTAATTGGGTTATGAAAAACCATTTAAAAAAATGGGTTGAGAAAGGTAATGAAGATTACATTTATTGTAATTCTTTCATGGAAAAACATTCTTTGAATAATAAATTTTCTGTGGCCATTACTATTCTTAATAACTCATTTAGAAGAGAACGGTCTCAAGAGACTGATTTCGAACATGGTTTATTTTCAGTCGTAGACAGGAAAGAGTCTGAAGAAACAATAGAATACATAAACAAGATTCTAACAGAAATAGATTCTAGTAAATGTAAAAACACTTTCTTCTATTACTCTTTATTGCATGCGATGAGCCACGATGGCTTTGACAGAGAGCACTTTGTAAAAAAGGTAGAGAAATTATCTGCTAAATTTAAAGGTGCCACTAATAGTCAAGAGTGGGTCGATATAGTGAATAAAGTCTATAATAAACATAATCAAGGTTTGAAGAAATTTAGACCTATTGTGTTTAGAGATTTTAAAACAAATAAATAAACATTTAAGGGCCTTCGGGCCCTTAATTAACAAAGAAAGGTAAAACATGATGTACATAAAGTTAAACAAAAAACAATTGATTAATAAAATCAAAGATTTAGCACATAGAGATAAGTGTTGGGTTAGAGATTATAACAAGTTGCAAAAACAGTTAGACAAGGCAGAGGCAGATCTTGATAATGAAAAAGAAATGCACAAAAAAGAAATTAATGATCTGCACGATGCTCACAATGAAGATATAGCAACAGTAAAGAACATAGCAGACAACGAACGTAACATGGATGAATTAAAGGCTCTTAGAAAATCAGAGTCTTTAAAAGATAAAATAATTTATTTGTTAGAGAATAGAGGTCCAACGTTTGTAGATCACTATCATTCTCCGACTCCCACCACTGGGACTAATATCACAACAACATCACCTACTAACGCAGGTTTTTGGAGCAAATGAAAGAAAAAGTTATAACGATAAAACCAAAAGGCATAACAACAAAACAATGGTCCAATCTATTACTTGAATTAAACCTTATAAGAAAAGCATGGAGGCCATATGGTGTTGACCTACAACTGTCTGCACCTGGGTTGAAGAATATTTTAAAATGGGGTACAAAAACTCATGGATCAGAAAAAACTGGGCCAACTAGCAATTCTTTGGAACAAAACTAAAGACCATAAATACAAAGATCTTTGGTACAAAGGAGTAAAGGAGATTGCACATGGAAGAACTAGTACACGGGTTTTACATGATTCTTTTGATGCCCGATGGTATGTACGTAAAAGAATACTTTGAATTTACACGTGCTATGACACTGTTTGAATGCATGGGTTTTACTGAAGACCACAGAGAAGCAATTTCTACATACCATGATGATATTAATAGGTGGTTGTTAAATGATAACTCAGGAAATGCCTGGTTTGGTTCTGAGTGTGTACAAGATCCTAGTAGATTAAATTAAACTGTAGTTTCAGGTGTGCAAATAAATCTTATATAAATATTATGTTTATTAACTTCCTCTCTACCTATTTCCTGTATTTTATTTAAAGACTCTTCATAACCAAATACCATACAATCGTATTGACTATCAAAATTATCTGGCCATGGATATGGATCTAAACAAGTGCCCGCAACTTGAGAACAAATAATTAAACTTAATAAAAATTTCATTGACACCTGTTGTAAAATATGGGATAAATCCCATATGATTTGTATAAATAAGAAAGGAGTATAACAAACAATGACTGATATAACAAAATATAAAAATGTCTCGTTATCCCGTGAGACTTACGAAAAACTAGATCAAATACGAGAAGTGATTGTACCTAATACTACTCTGAGTAGATCACAAACTATAAATATTTTAGTAAAAGAAAAGGCAAGTAAGTTAAATGGAAGAATCAAAACAAAAGGAAACTAGCAAAATAATTTGTCCCGAGTGTAAAGGCAACGGGTACGTAAGAGTTCCATATCACTTAGCTAAAGAAGAACAGTGGGCAAATTGTAATGTGTGTGACTCAGAAGGAGAGGTGTATGAGCATTAAACAAGTAATAAAAATGAAAGAAGAAATAAACCCAAGAGGGCCAAATGATTTAGAATTTAAAATAGAATATCTCACAAATCAAAATAAATTATTAAAAACAAAACTAAAAGAAGTCATTACGAAAAATCAAGATTGGGAGAAAGAATTTGATAAGTTGTTAGAGGAAAACAATAATCTTAGGATTATGATGAACAAAGGAAAAATCCTGTGAAAGAGACACAATTAGCTTATATTGCCGGACTTTTTGATGGTGAAGGCTGTGTATCATACAAACAATATATGCGCCAAAGACCTCATAACAAAAAACCATATCCAACATGGCAAATTAGACTAGAGGTATCTATGACAAACAAATCAATTTTAGAATATATTTGTAGTGTTTTAGGTGTTGGTACAGTTGGCGAAAAGAGATATAAAACACCCTATGCTGTAGGTTGGAAGAAACAATGGCGTTGGAGGTGCTGTCACAGAGAGGCATACTTTGTGTCTATGGCTTTGTATCCATATGCTCAAATTAAAGTAAATAAATTACAACAAATTATAGACCATTATTCTAAAAAAGATAATAAAGTTTTTAATGGTAGAGTGGTTAATTTAAATGAGTATAAGGAGGCAATGAGTGCAGAATGACGACAGATAATAAATCACCGGGGTTAGAAAACGCACAGGTTCAATACGGTTTGTTTACATGGGGACCATGCTGTATGCATATCAGAGTATCAGAACAATTCCATAAAAAACTTTTAGATGAGGCCCTAAAATCTAGGGTTAAGGAACAAGACTACACAAATAGACTAGCAGGTATTTTAAAAGAAGAATACGAGTATAAAGATAGACAGATGTTTTTACCGGAAATATCTCAAATACTTGGTGTATACGATCAAGCATTTCAAAAATGGAAGAATGAAGATTACAAAACAAAACCCCATTATGTGCTAACTTCTTTGTGGGTAAATTTTATGAAACGGTATGAATACAATCCGCCTCACGACCATGCAGATCAGTTATCTTTTGTAATATTTCTTGATGTGCCGAATGAAATTAAAGAAGAGGCAAAAGCATTCAAGGGTCAATCCGGTGGTCCGGGTAGCTTATCTTTTGTATACGGTGAAGGTAATAGACAGGCTATAACTTATCAATCTATTATACCTCAAAACAGGGACATGTTTATATTTCCAGCGTGGCTAAAACACTATGTTGCGCCATTCTACTCTGATGTAACCAGAATATCGGTGTCAGGAAACATAGCAAGCGCTGTGCCATTAAATCAAGTAGGACAAGATGAAAAAACAAAAACTGTTGAACCTGCCAAAGTTAAGGCAGGATAATATAAAAGCTATACTGGGAAACCCCACAACGGACAGCCTGGTGGAGCAGATAATAAATAGAAGGCGAAAAGAAAAGAAAAAGAAGAAAAAATGACTGCAGGATACGGAATAGGTATGTTAATAATGGGTTTATTTGCAATCGGAATTATTGCGGGTGTTGGTTACTATGTAATTAATAGAAGAGAAAAGGAAGAAAAGAAACAGGATGAAGATTTAAAATAAGATGAAAGATATAGGATACATTGCAATTTATGCGCTGGTTATATTATTACTTGTAGGTTGTAGTAATAAGTTTGATAGTTTTGATCCAACGACTTCGACTTTGAGATGGATAATAACTAGTGATAAAAAATGAAATGGAATAAAAAATTTGTATACCCAAAGAGCAGTAGATCTCTAGTCATGGGTCAAAGACACTACGAAATAGGTACCGATAAGCTACCATCTGTAACAACGATTCTATCACAGACTCAGTCAGAAGAAAAGCGAAAGAGTTTAGCTAATTGGCAGGCTAGAATGGGTCAGCAAAGAGCAGACAGAATAAGGGATCTATCTGCCATGAGAGGGACAGCAATGCATACCTATCTTGAAGGTTATCTAAATAATACGCCACATTTAGATCTCACATCCTTGGGTCAGGAAGCAGGGAGAATGGCCAACATTGTTGTCGAATCAGGGCTCGGGGACCTGGAAGAGGTCTGGGGCACAGAGGTTACTCTTTACTATCCAGGATTATATGCAGGTCAAACAGATGTTGTAGGAATTTATAACGGACGCGAAAGTATAATAGACTTTAAACAAACTAACAAGCCTAAACAAAGAGAATGGATTGATGACTACTTTACCCAGCTGGCAGCTTATGCTATGGCCCACAACCATGTATATGGTACGGCTATACAATCTGGAGTGATTCTAATGTGCAGTAAAGATGGATTTTTTCAGAAGTTTGAAGTATTTGACAAAGAATTTCAGGGCTATATGCATACCTTCTTGAAGAAAGTGGACCAATATTATCAAAATTGTACCAAGGATAAATAGGGCTAAGGTACAAAAAATGATTAAAAAGTATATGAAATCATTGACTAATTTGTACATGTACCAATTGTATACACTTTTCTGTATAAAAATAAAAAAAATTTTTTTATTTTTTTTAAACCCTGGTACAATTGGTACAATTAAAAAAAGTGTTGTATACCAACGATTATATGCTCAAATTTGTACCAAAGGTGCTTGGTACAATGAGGTACAATTGGTACAATTGTTAAAAAAGCTAGTAATACCAACGAAATAGGGGGTCGCGCGCATGATTTTTATATTTATTTATTACTTATACAAAAAGGGGTATACAGGAATTCATGAGACGTCCTAAGAAATCCAAATATAAATCAGTTGTAATCAAAAAGAAAAGATATTATTTTTATAAAATTACCTGGGCTGATATCACGGGTGATGCTGGCCATGCTACAGCACATGACTTTGGTGGATTTATGCCATCAATCATGGTGACTCATGCATATCTTTTTAACAAAGATAAAAAACATGTAAGAACATTTGCTAGTTATGAAGAAGGTGACGAGTTGTTTTCAGACCGTAATGTATTTCCAATTGGATGTATAATTAAGATGGAGAAAGTTACTCTGTAATATATTTTGTATCTTGAATCTTCTCTGCCTGAATTTTTTTAAGTCTTTTAATCTCATCTTGTTTTTCTGCAAGAGTCATCTTATCTAAATTTTGATGAAAATGTGTTTCAGAGAATAGACCTGCTGCTTTACCTATTAAGTTTTCAAACGGTGCACACTTATCTTCTTTACCTTTGTCTTCTAGTTTTGCAGATAATCTAATTTGTTGATTTAAATAGTTTGTGTGGTTGACAGCCTGAGATCTATTTATCTGATTACATTTCCACCT